TATCTACCCCTTCAATGAGTTCTGATAGTCGCTTTAAAGCGATTTTAAGGTCAAGGGGGTTTAAGTTCCCATTCTCGACTGCCGTTACTTGTGTTAGGATAAAATCCTCGAGTAAATTAATTGTATGCGTTTCCATGTTTTGTTTTGTTAAAAGGGTAAATCGTCTTCAGTAAATGCTATTGCATCGTTTCGGAAATTTTGTTCAATGCCTCCTTTGTCTGCTTTAAACGAATTCTCAGTTTTGGCTTTTTGCGTACTCAATAAATCTGTGCCATCGATTACATAAGCCTCAAAAATCTTGGCGTAAGCAAGGGCTTGGCGTAACTCGATGTTGCCATTGGTAACCAAGTCAATCGATGCCTTGAGTACGCTCATTCGAGTAATGCGTTTCTCCGTCTCTGGGTCTTTGGGCTTGGATGCAAATCCTCCACCGCCAGATGAGGCTTGTGCCATCGCTGGTTTGATTGTGTAAAATGTGCGATCGTTCCATTGCTTACTCGTAATCGTGTAAGTGGCTTCCTGCCCATTAACAAATTTTGTTTGGTCTTGACTTTTTGAGGCGTACTCTCCAGAATCTCCGTTCTCGAAATTTACCTCAAATTTGTAAAGCATCCCATACTGGGAATTAAATGTGCCGTTTGAGGCTACGCTGGTGACTTTGCTAGTTTTTTCCATGATATTGTGTTTTGCATTTTGTAATTCATTTTGCCGATAATCTCGATTTGTTTCTCAATCGATAGGTCACCTCGTTGGTGTTTAAATCTCCATGAGGCAACTGTCTGATAAGGTGCATCCAGTTTCTTCGAAAGTTCTGGGTTGCTGAGATTGAAAATCTCGTCTAGTGCTTGTTTATTATTCATCGTTTTAAAAAGTCGTTATTTGGTCAATGTATCCCCATCGAACCCCTCCATCAAGGAGTTCGACATCGATAATGTAATCCTGCCTTTCATTGCGTATTCGGTAGAATCTAGCCTCTTGTGGGATGCCATCCCCAAAGTGGGGAGTATAGATTATCATCGTACCTTTTTTCATCGTTAGCAGTTTATCGATTTTTTCCCATTTTGTCATGTGCAAAGATATATTTATTTTGCCAAAAATCAAAATCTATTTCGTCAAAAAGACCAGTCGTAGTAGTATTCAGCATGTCCGAAAAGCAATTTTTTAACATTCCATTCGGTATGAAATTCGTAGTATTCTGGAAAGTTGGCTTTGTCCTCCATGCTATCAAGCCAGATTTGTAACTCCTCTTTTTCCATTGTCTGCTTGTTGGCTTCCAAGTCCTCCCAAAATTTATCTGTTTTATACCAGCGTGAATGTTTGGTTCTCCATGCGTTCCATTTCCAATGTACCCATATTGATTCGTTCTCTGGTTCTGAAAACAATTCCCATGCTTGTTCGCCCATTTGCATCTGTCTGGATGCCTTGTAACCCATTTGTCTAATGAGTGCTGATTTGCCTCCATTGGCTACCTCTAGTACCTCATAAGGAGTGCGGTCACTCCAATGTAATTCAGTAGCCCCTTTGCCTACTTCTGGGATTGTTGAGTTGCTAGACATCATCCAGTTAATGAATGAGCCAGTGTGGCTGAGTTTGGTTTGTTTCTGTTTCATATTTTCCATTATTGTTTATCAAAGATAATACTATTTTTGCATTTTCCAAAAATAAATAAAAAATAATCAAATTTTTTTAGGTACCCGTTTCCCTGCTTACAATGACTTTAATGCAGTAATCAATTTCGGGTCTGGAAATATGTCCGATTTATCGCCTCGTACTGAACAATGGGTATACAATCCTTTTTCGCCCATTAATGCCTTTTTCGAGATATCCCACATTTGGTCTGGTTTGTAACTAATATCAATGCTGTAACGAGTTTTCCATAGTTCGAGTAACTCAAGTACGCTATCGATTTGCTGGTCGGTGTAACCTTGATATAACTTGCGACCTCGAAATGGTGAATCTAATTCAACTACCTCGTTGGCTGGAATCTTGCCGTTTACATAATTGTAGTAACCGCCATTCTTGTATTCAACCCATCCGTACGAGCATATTTCAATTCCTAAACTAATCTTGTCCAAACTTTTGTATGGCAAATTGTTTTGAGCGAAAACTTTATTAGTCAATCCCAAATGATATGCCCAGTACATAGAGTGAAACCCTTGTGCTATTAATCCATCTCTGCCAATAACTACGCAAGTAGCAACTGGTCGAGCATCCATATCCCACCATTTGTAAACTTGTTCTGCATCTGGACCTCCAGCCGTATGGTGCAAGTAGATCTGTTTCTTCTCAGTAATCTCGTGCATGAAACTATTGAAAGGAACAAGTTTATGATTTGTCAACCCCATTGTCTATATCGATAAAGTTACTAATGAATTTCCCTAAGCCTCCGCATATTGCACAAGCCATCATAACTCGTGAGTCATCCAGATTTAACCCAGCCACAAAAATACTAGCAACGGCTAAACTATCGCCAAGTACCCTAACTCTTTTTGGAGTAGGACTAAAATAAGATTTCCATTTCAGCCTTGCCCTACGCTTGGTTTCCATGATTTGTGCTTGTTCTTGTGTTTGGTATGTCTACGCAATTTTTTCTTAGGCTTAGGCTGATATGCCGATACATTGCCTTTAGTGACCTTTGCCATTCAATCGACTGATTTTTTTACCCCAGTAAATAATCGCCAACACGCCAGACACAATACCGAGAATACCCACACCAAAAGTAACAAGTGGCTGGTAAATTTGAGCAAAAGTAATGACGGCTGAACTGCCCGAAATACCTGTTGCAATAACCGCAGTCGTATCATTAAAGTTCTTCATTTGTATCAATTGGTTCTGGAGTTAAACAATAAGGAGAATCTGGATATTTAGCACAAAATGTTTTAAGATACAAATTGTCATCACCTGAAAAAGTATGCACACCGCACGGCTTTGGGAAAACCTCAAACGGGGCAAAACTTGCGGGTGGTTCTGAATAAAACAGAATGTCGACCGCCCATTTGTCCGACTGCTTTGCACATACGGGTTTGTCATCAACTTGCCCCCACTCTAAACAAATAAAGCCAATTTCAACAACTGCGCAATCTTTCCAAGTTGTAACGGTTTCCCCGCTTGGGGTGGTTGTGGTTTGTTGTATGTCTTTTTGGAGTGTAGCCCATTCGGTAGGGGTGAACTCGAATTTTGCGAAGGTTTTTTTCATTGCTTAAATTGTTGTTAGTGATTGACAATCAGCATCAGAAAAACCCGTTGCCGATAAAACTACTTGATTGATTTTGCCCTTTGTTTGGTATGTCGGTAAATTATATGACCAACCTATTGAACGAATTGTAATGCTCAAAGAACTTGTGTTACTTGCCCCGACTTGTGCGCCATTCACAAACATTTTTACAGTTGTTCCAACTCTTGTAAATGCGATTTTGACTCTTTGATTAACAACCATTGAGTAACTTCTTTGAATTATATTGACTTCACCATCACCACTTAAATAGACATTTGAACCAACAAACCACAAATAACTTTGATAAGTTGCCCCCAAACCCGATGCCCCTCCGCCTAAAATCATCAAACCATTACCATCGGTTGAATCAATAAAAGGTACAAAATCCGCAAAAATTGTAAAATCACCCGCAAATGTTTGAGCGGTTTGAATGGTGTCGCTTGTGCTTAAATCCGCCACCCTTGTTGCGCTTGATGATGTGGTATTGATTAGCGATGTGGCGTAAGATGATTGCTCAATCTGATAACCATACGCCAAAAAATCCGCACTTAATGAGTTGCCCGTTGCATAGTTACTTCCTAAAATTGCAATTTCTAATTGTGTTTGCGATGCGGTTGCCGTACCCGTTCCCGTATACCTTACCCACTCGCTTGTCAAAGTGACTGGCGGTCTGCCAAAATCCCCTATTATTGAAATTGTAGGCGTTCCGCTTAATGATTTTAGCCAAACACTCCAAGTGTATGACTGCCCAATCGTTACATTTATTGGGTATTGGTATATTATAGAATAAGAAGTAGCAACATTTGTACGGGCTAACTCAATACGAACTGCGTTCTGCGTTCCATCGGGTGAAATGCCATAGTTTGGTGTTATTACAGGATTTGAACCTGAACTATTGTCAGTTGTCCACGGGCTTGTATTAAACGCATTGCTTTGTAATGCCAAATTCGTTGACTGTTTCTCCAACAACAAACTCGGACACCCGCCCCCGCCATTTTGGTAGGTTAGGCGTGGAACATTTAATCGGTCGGTAGTGGGGAAATAGGGTTTTGCGGTGCTTCCGATGTTTAATTGTGCGCCCCAAATCGTACGAACCGAGCCAATACCAGTGTCTAGAGTTGTTCCATTTTGTGACAAAGTTCCATAAAATGCGAAATCCACATTGGTATTATTACCCGTATCAGTCCCCGTTACAATAAATCTCCACCAATCACCAACGCTTTGAACACTTGTAACCATTGAAACTTGGTCGGGTGCAACAATGTTTATAGTACCATTAACTTCATCAAATAAAACATAAGTTAATTTGGTAGTTCCTCCCGTAAAATATAAATAACTACCCGTAAAATATGTTTTACTTGTTTCCTTTTTAATATAGATTGACAAGGTAACTGTACTATTTGGTGCGACTGACAATGTTGGTGCTCCAACTGACTGATAAACACTTGCCGTATTTGATTGTATCGAATCTGCCGTCATTGTTCCATTGGGTGCAGTAGCAACATTATACGCCATTACTGGTGAATTGTTTTTGTTCCAATAAGCATTTGAAAAATCCTCGCTATACTGCACCATATTCCACGGGCAAACCTCAACCAATCCCGCCGAATTTGTCCGCGTTCCGTTGGATGCACGGGTGAAGGATAAATCACCGTTGCCGTTTGTGGGAATTTGAGAATATACGATGTCCTCTTTATACCCGCTTGGTATCATTACCAAACTCGCTTGTTCTAATAATGTGCTCATTCTTGAGTGTCTAAATTATTCAACTTAAAAATCATACAATCCACTCCTTCGTAATAACCACCATCCGCAGTTACACGATTGGTATAAGCCAATGCCAACACCCCTCCATCGCCTTGTGGGAAAGGGGTAACACCCATTGCGATTCCAACAAACATTATTCGTTGTAAAGTACGATTGAACCCGATGTTAAGGTAATTGATGATATGTAATTGCCATCAGCAACACAATGGAATGGACCTGGCAACAATGTTGTGCTTGTCAATCCCATGATCGTCATTAATGAATTTCCGTCTTTGTCCAAACAAGCCGATACAACGGCATTTGAATTAACGAAAAATCCACGGAAACGACCAGTTTTGGCTGATGTATTGGCAACGGCTACACTACCAGTGTACCCTGCGGTGAATGCGGAACCTGCGATACTCATATATATATAACGATTTTAAATTGATTTGTTAGGGTTGTGTAATGTTACCGATGCCTTGTGCCCATAGATTGCCATCGCAACATTTTTTGGAATATTTGTTTTTGTCTTTACATAGACAAGCCCTGCCATTCGATTTTGGGCTTGAGCGAGATGGGTTGGTAAATTTTCTATCTATGCCAGTCATTTTAATAATTGTTTAAGTCCAATTACAAACATAATTGCAGTTGCTACGCCAATAATAAACGCTATCCAAAATGATTTGTTGGATTTTGGCTTTTCCTTGTAAATTAACTGATAATCCTTAATTGCCTTTATGATGCGAATTGTGTCATTTTTGACCTCCGTTTTAACGATTAGCCTATCTTTAAATCGAATTATCTGCGTATTTACACCCTTTTCATGGATTAAGAGTGTATCGACTTCTTTAGTTACAAAGGTATCAATTCTCTGGAATCCCTCTTTAACAATAATAGTGTCTAATATAGTTACAATTTTCTCTGTCAATATACTTGGGTCTTTGGCGATGGCTCTTTTAATATGCCATTGTGCCGAACATCCGCTAAGTACGATCGCCAATATAAAAATTGCACTTCTCATTGTGCCTCTTTTTTAGGCGATTTAGTGGCTTTCTTTTGTTCTTTTGATATCTCCATAGGGAAAATAACCTCGATACCCTCAAATCGCTTTAAAATAAGCGACAGAGCCTCCTTTTGTGCTTCAGCATTATGGTCACTTAGATTAATTCCTATGTAAACAGAATCGCTATCTTTTTCGGGTATATCAGAAACCCAACTATGTACTAGAGATTCTACGGCATCTTCGTCAATCCAAAAATGAAATTGATTACGCTCATTGTGATTTACCAAATAAGTAACTTGAATGTTTTTTATCAGTTTTGCTTTCATTTTTTTTTAGTTTAGTATAGTACGATTTGAGTTTATTGAATTTTTCCTCTTTGGGCTTGTAAGGTACTTTTATAGGTTCCATCCACAATAGTTATTTGGGTTAGTAGTTGGGTATTCCCCATCATTCTGGTTTGCCGTATATTCTGGGAAATACTGAGGATAATAAGTCAAGTACGAAATTAAACGATGACGATAGGTTTCAGCGATCGTTCTTTGTCTGCTAACGATAGTATCGATTTCGCTTTTATCTGGTAACTGAGAGTTTTCTGGGCTATTCCTTAATATCCCTGCGTTGCTTATTTCGTAGCCATGAAACTGCAAAAAATCACTCATGGCATAATGGATAAGCATCGGCTGAACATATTGTGATACCAATGTAGAATAGTTGCCAGATAATCCAGTAGTACGAACATCAGTAAGGATTTTCTGATATAGGACTGTTCCAAGAACCTCTTGTACTTCGATATCTTGAGCCACCTTAATAAATGGTGTTATCTTGTCAACATCGACATTCCCATTTAACGATGTATACTTAAAAATATCGTCTGTCGTTACTAGCAGTACAATGTCATTTGGTGTCATTTCTTTAATCCTCCGTTATTAGGCATATCAATAGGTCTTGTTTTGGCTTTACTCCATGCTGGTGGGCTAAAGGGAACTCCCGATGCAGTAGCCTCCAGATTCGGCACTTTGCGATAATTTTCTAAATCTCGTTCATCGGTACCAATTTCGTTAGGTTGCAAAGGCAAGAATTTCCCTGCCGTCTGTTTGCGTTTAAAGGTCAATCGTTCCCAGTAATGGTGGCAATTAACCCCTCCCTTGAATTTCCAGATTGAGTACGATGATTTTCCTGCTGGTGCAAATTGTCCATTGATGCCTTCGTCACCCATAGTCAAAATGTCCTCCCTGCGGTAAACAACATTTAAGTTGCGATTGGCAACCATGTCCTTACAGAAAATCCTGCTATTGCTAGAATATTTGTCTGGTCCATAACGATAACGAATCTTAAAAATACCCTTGTCATCCGTACTCTTAGCGTTTGGCTCTGCAAAGCGTTTAAAGAACTCAAATTTGTTAGAATGGATATCGGCTTCGTCATCAGTATTTTCTACTGGCGATATGTCTACCAGTTCCCATTCGCTCTCGTCAATTTTTTCGCCCTTATCTGCAAGGTGTAACAACCAATCGTTTTCGTCATTATCAGACATAGCCATCGATTTACGATTGATTTTGGCTTGTTCAATAGGTACGCAATTAGGAACTTTAACTCCGTTCTTAGTTTTAAATCCTACCATTTCGTAACCATCCCAACAAGGATTGTCAACTGCTAATGATAAATCTTTTTTATCGATTTGTTCTAGTTTGCGTTCTGCCCACGCAATTCCAGATTCGCCACCCCACGCATCCCACATTAATCCTCCGCATCCCTCAGTATACGGAACATCCTTGTTTTGCTGATGCCTACGAAATGATGCCATACGAGCAATAGTATCTCGGCTGATATTTTCTTTGTTTGCTAATTGATGGGCTCGTGCTTTTCCAACGCCAGTTCCACATTCGCCCCAACCATTTTCCTCCGCATATTTAACTGCTCGTTTTGCATTATTGACTGCACTATCTGGATAATCATTATATGTTTCCTCTAGTTCAACACTAGAATCGTTCATGTCAACTCCTATTTGGTCTGAGAATTTAAATGCAAAATCCTTATCCTCGTTAGTAGTCATTAACTCGTCTCCCTGCAAAGGATTCAATGGCTTAAAATAAAGTTCAAGATTGACCTCTTGATAACTCAAAATCATGTTCATCGCCTCACAGATCATATTTTGAAATGGTCGAATAACCATATTGTCAAATAAAACGATGCTTGTTTTGAGTTCCTCTGCGTTAGACGAGAATCCATTAGCTGTATTTTTAATACCAAAAATCAATGGGCTTGTAATTCCATGAGCCACCAAAACTTTGTCCTGCGATTCGCTCGACATAAACTGATATTGGTTATGAGCATCGCTCAAAGGCACCGCAGTTATATCGGCTTTAGTATCTGCTGAATCGTTCCACGAGATAATCGCCCTACCAGCGTTACTGCTACCCGACCATTTGCTCATGATAGCCCCTTCGATTGATAACTTGGTTTCCTCTGGTGGCTCACCATTATTGAAATTAATCAACATGGATGGTGCTAAGCCATTTTTGATATTGTTAATATGGTAATTGGCAATTTCAGTTTCGAGTTCCGCATATTGTAAACCTCCTTGATAATCAACTGGACTAAAATAAAATGTACCAGTCGAATAGGGGCGAATAACAAGTAGGCTTTCTGGTGCCTCTGGATTGAACTCAAAGTTTGGGATGCGTTTTGGTTCTTGACCTCTTTTTAATTGTGTCCAATCATGGAAATAGTAATACGCATCAATCTCGCCCTTGTCATTGCATTTTTCTGGTCTGATTGTTTGGATGGGAAAATGATAAACCTTAGCGATTTTCTTTTTATCTTTTGTTTTGACAATTTGGAAACACGCTTGTCCTAACAATTTTAAATCCATGACTACATTGCGTAGGCATTTTTCGTCAAACAATTTGCGTAATTCAACATAAGCACCTAAGTTTCTATTGCTACGCTTGGCATCGATGCCTTGACCATATATTAAGTCGGCTATTCCTTTGACGCAACGATTATTGGTAGGGCTACCATGAAACATGTCAATCAGATATCCATAGTAATCGTTATCGTCTCCATATTCTACCCATAACTTGTTCTTGCGTTCAATGATGCTAGGCGTAGTATAGGTACTTAAATTCAGTACTCGAATTTTGCTATTGCTTATAGTGTTAACCATTCTTTTGTATTGTTATTTGTAGCAGTCCATGTTTTGCGATTAAGCAAGATATTAGGCGAATTTGTTACCCATCTGTTTACCATCTCGTAAAACAATGTATTAGTTCCATCAAAGCAACGCACAACCAATTCATCCAGATTATTTGAAACATCGCTGATAGCCGTCATATTTGGCAAAGTTAATTGAACTCCAGAGTTTGTGCTGGAATACGCTTGAGTAAGGGATACTTGAATCTTAGTCAATTTATGTACAACCACCAATGTTATGTTCCCTGCTGGAAAGGGAATCAATGGGTAAATAAAAATTGTTGTATCAGTCGGCTTGATGTACATATACAATATAACGAAAGATACGGATTTTGTTAGAAAAAAAAAGCCCCCAATTACGGAGGCTTCCTAAATCTAAATCAAATATCAATTACACAGGTGTTGCATCTGCGGTAAAGATTGTACTCAAACCAGCATAAGTTGTAGAGTCCAATGGTCTTGGGGGGTTTGATTCACTAGCAACGAAAGTAACTGAATAGTTACGAGGGTCGCCCAATGCAGTACCAAAGTTTTCAACTCCAGTAGTCGCATCTGCACCATATTCCTCGCCTACCAACCAGAAATTATCGTTTCTGTCCCAAACAACGATACGCCATCTGCCTTTAGCCAATGTGTTGTAATCATTAAAATCATAGATGGGAGTAGTCAACGATTTAGGTTTGAAAACAACAGTCAAATTCTGGTCGTACATAGTAGTACCATTATCCCTGCTAGAAGTCATCGCAACATCAAAAGATGACGATCCTTTCAATTCCCAGAAATAACCAGTAACTAAGGTAGCCCCAGAAGTTTTAATAGATTTTACTGTCCCTACTTGACCAACTGTTTGTAGTTCGATAACATCACTCCAAACAAACGGAATTAGGAAAATCCCTTGTATACCGCCTACATACTCTTTGCAGGGTTCAAGACGGGCATCGATTGTATTACATGGCATAGTTTTATATTTTTTATTTTGACATTTTAAAAAAGGGCTGGATTACCCAGCCCTATATTTTTTCTCAGTAACCGATTAGGTTACATTAATTACAACTTGCTGAGTTGGGTTAGTTGCAAGAATACCGCCAGTAAAACGCATGATAATACGGCAATTCTGACTTCCGTCAATGTCCGCCATATCAATCAATTTAACCTCGTTGTAATCAGAAACCAAGCCAGTACCAAAGTGCAAATCAGATTTCAATCCCAATACGCAATCTGAATCGTTAAGACCAGGACACATAACAACTGGAATACCTTGGAAGTTCATTGGCTTTTCTCCAACATAGAATTGGAAATTATAGTTACCAGCAGATAACGCACCTTGATACGCTTTCATGGTCAAAGGTCCAACATAGAATTGGTAGCCCTCTTTTCCATACAATGCACTAGGTGAATTGTCTAATGCCTCTTGAAAACGAGCAACTACGTTAGAACTGCTTGTAGCACCAGAGAATGAGCGAACGATAGCGGAGTTATCTACGAGATACCCAATCATTCCATCTTGACCAGCGACGATCGCTGAATCATACCAAAGGTTAGATTTCCAAATACCCAATTCGTTCTGCTGAGCAACTTGGGCTGAGGTTTGTGCCAATACAAATTCCTCGAAAGTAGCGGGTAAATTCTCAAACGCAGAGAATCCCATTTGCATTGTTTCCCATGTGTTAAACAAGTTTTTCTTACACAAAGTTAAGTTTACTTGTTTTTCAGTCATGGTCATAACATATTCTGTCAATGTTACTGAACTTGAATCGGTAAAATCACAAGTTGCATTATCGATGCTTACGCTTGATGCGTAGTTACGGATAACTTCCTTGAATTTAACATTAGGGTGAATTGTAATCAATTCCTTCGCCAAAGTTTCGCCCGACAAAAGTGCCGCAGCGATATACTTTCCACTAAATTCACCAGCATAGGTGTTAGTAGACAGCGTAGGACCAGAGAGGTGAAGTTTTCTATTTTTCATGGTTGTGGTTTTTAAGAGAATAATTGACTAAATACTCGGTCTGTGATTGTTTCCTCACGTTGCGCACCGATTTTAAAGTTGATTTTAGTTTTGCTATTTTGCTCTGGGTTGAAAAAAGTACGATTCCCTTCAGTAGACAAAGCCTCTTTTAAAGCCTCATTTTCTTGTGATAACGCATTAAGTTTCAATTCAAAGGCACGCAATGTTTCTGCGATTTCAGGTGAATGTGCACTCATCTTAGTTTTGTTTTTTGCTTTTTTGTATTCGCTGATTAACTCCTCTGCATCTCCATTGTCAACAATGCTAACAATAGCCTCAGCAATTTTTTCTGCTAGTGGAGCATTTTCTGGTCCAACCATATCCTCGCATTTTACTAACAAGGCTGGTTTACCCATAGTTTGTTCTTCAATTTTTTCCTCTATTGCAGGATTGTCCATTACTGGGGTTTCTGCAAATTGTGTTTCTTTAGTCATAGATTCGATAATTGTTTTTGGTGTCATTGGTGCGGTTTGCTCGACAACTGGAGAACTTTCCATTTCAGCACTCTCGGGAGTTTTAGTTCCAATGGCTGAGATAATACCAGATTCGTCTACACTTACAACTGAACCATCTTCCAATTCGTAATCTCCAGATGGAACTGGTATGTTACCATCGGCAGTTACAATAAATACTGAATCACCGATAGCGAAATTTTCTGAATCGAATATGGTTTCCCCATCTGCTGTCTTTTTTTGAGACATTTGAATGGCAACTGATTTTTTATATCCTAATCCACCTAATACGCGGTCTAAGATATTTTGTGCTTCGTTTGACATAACTATATAACGGATTAATTTTGAGTTGTTAGATTTTTGTGTAGCCCAAACTTTTGATGTATTCATCGAGTTCTGGATGGACTGCTAGTTTACTGGCTTTGACGCTAGAATTTTCTGCAAAAAATCCCTCTATTGAAAAGCCTTTTACAAGCCCAGTTTTAACATATTCATTCCAGATTTGGTCATTGGCTACTTTCATAGTAACCATCCAAGTTCCGACTGGATCGTTCAATCCATATAGGGCACTCTTGTCATTTACCATATCCTCCTTAATCCATGTTTCTACAAGGCTCAATCCATGAATGTTAAACTCATGCTCTAAAGTGGCATTGTTTTGATTGCCTCTAGTTAAATAAAGTTCCGATGCTCTGCGAACTGTATTCTGACTAAAATAACAATAGAACTCCTCCCCGTCTTGGTTGCGATAAATAGGCTTGTCTGGAATCAATGCTGGTCCCATCAAAATACGCTTGTCTGCATCCAGAGTTGCAAACTGAATATTGTGCTTTTTTAAGGCAATAAAATTGGATTCAATCGCTGGTGCCGATACAATTGAAATTGCATCAATACCATGTGCCAACTGGTCCTCATCCAATATGAGTTCTACGATTCTCATTATGAATTGTTTTTGACAATCTGCAATATGCGACCTAAATCAGTAGCAAACGCATCAGCCAATGTATCGTAGTCGTTATTTTTAAAAATATCGTCAATTTCTTTTGGGTTAGGTATACCTAATTCCTTAGCCATAGCCGATACTTTCCTTGCGTTTTCAATCGCTTTTGCTTGACCTTTTCCTGCTAACATCAGTTGCCTTTTGGCTTCGCTGATAATTTCTAATATATTATTTGGTAAACGCTCTAATTGATTCCAAATAGGATTGTTATATGCGTCTAGTATCTCTTTTGAACCCAATTTAGCATCGTCAATTAAGCCTAACTCAATATTATGTTCTTTGAGTTTCATGTGAATTGAATGTTCTGCTTTTCCTTTTGAGGACATGAATTTATGGTACGATGTATTTTTCATAGACATTTTAAATATAACGGATTAACCGCCTAGTGTTGCATTTTGATAAATCTTCCTATCTAGTGACTCAGCGGAGTTAATATCTCCAGAAACGACATACGCTCTAGGGGGTTTACCTGCTTGTTTCATGGCATTGCCTAATTGCATATTACTATCTACATTGCTTCGTGCAACTGAGATATTAGGTCCTATCGATGGAGCGGTCAATGAACCCCCACTTGGTGCTGAGCCTCCAGTTTCACTTGCCAATTTACGAGCCTCTTGTTGGATTTTGATAACATTCGCCAATCCTCCAGCGATAACCCCAGCCATGTTAATGTAATTCAATGGCGGTGGGCTACTTGCCAATGCTACGTTCGCCCCTACATAGGTTTGCATAATAGCCTCAGCGATGTTAATCGCACTCTGCATCTTGGAGTCCTCCTTGATTAATGTCCTCGCCAATGTAAGCCCTTGTGATATGGCTTGTGCTTTGACATTCATGGCATCCAATTCCATCTGTTGCTGAGTTTTCTTGTATTCCTTGACTGCCGTAGTATATTCGGCTTCGCCTTGAATACGCTGTGCATTAAACTCGCCTTCTTTAGCGATACGCTCAGCCAATATCTCGTTGTACTTGGATGTTCCCTCCTTTTCCTTAGACAATCGCTCATCGTAGGACTGCATAAAGGCTTTTTTCTGTGCCTCGATAACATCAAGTTGCATCTTGAGTTTCTCGTGTTCTAACCCAGTAGTCTGTGCAAAGGCTTCGGCTTCTGCTCGGTTTTTTTCTAGTAACGCATCAGTAACTGCTTTGGTCGTTTCTTTTTCCTGCTCTGCAATAGTACGCAAGGTTTCATCAACAGTAATCTGAGTTTCGCTGATAGTTGCATCCAGTCCTTTCATCTGGACATTCAACGCTCCAATCTGTGCACTCCGTTCTGCTGATACGCCTTTTGCTTGGTTTTCGAGTGCAAGTAAATTAATCTGGTTCTGGATTAACTGCTTCTCTTGTTCAATCTGTTGTTTTTTTAATTCAATGTTTGCCTCGATTGATTTCCTGCGTTCCTCAAACGTAAGCGTTTCATTATTGGCGTTCGCCTCGTTCTGTGCTTGTTGGCGTTCAAGGGATTTGATATTTTCCTCGATTACTGCATTTTGAGTAATGTACGCATTGGTAGAATCCCGTAAGGCTTGATTCCCTTCGACTGTGCTTTTTATGTTTTTAGCGATCGTTTTCCCCCATGAGGTAAGAGTTGAAACTGCCCCAGTTGCTACCTCTTTGATATTTGTAAAGCGTTTTGATTGCTCTTTTTGTATCTCGATGTTTTCCTTTTGCAACTCATTAATGCGTTCCTGCATTACTACTGCTTCCTCTGTATCTCCAGTCCATTCGTTCCAGCCTTTACGCAGTTTTAAAATCCCAATCTCCAGATTATTTATCTGTTCGGAAAACAAGCCAATTACTCCGTCAATGAGGTTCTCTTTAATCCATTTTGCCCCTCGTTCAAACGCAGAAACTAAGTCATCCCATGCTTTTTTGGGGTTTTTGATGGCATCACCGATTGCTTTAAAGCCTGGTTCTAAAATCTCTACTAAGCCCGTTGCAGTACCAGTAATTACAGATAAGGCATCATTAAATAAATTGGCTACCTTTTCGTTCTCAATTAGAGAACCCATAACCTTATCTAGTAATCCCTTGCCGACTGCCAGTCCAGCACCGAATTTTAATCCACCGAGTACCTTGCTAAATCTACCCCCTGCGTTTCCACTTTCTTTAAGGGATTGATTTGTATTTTCTGCTTGTTTACCTGCCTTGCCTAATGCTTGGGCTAATTGTTCCGCCCCTTTCGTGGCTTTACTGGTATCAGCGTCTACCTTAAAGTTTATATCGTTTGCCATTGATTATGCGTTTAAATTGTTTAACAAAATCCTTGAATCCAGATGGGATTTCATGGTGCCCTTTTGCCCTCTCTATATTAAACGATACGCCATAGTATTCGTTGGCTTTTAAAAGTTTGATTATGCTTGTATACATTAGAACATTTTTTCTATGGTGATGTTACTCTTTTTGATTGTCATTGTATGGGTGCCTCCATCATTACTGCGTGCAGAAAATGAGATAACTCCAGTATCGGGTATATTGACAATTGTTTCGCAATTAGCAGTTTGTATGTGATTTAATTCAATTCTCCAATAACCTTCTGTTTCAATGCCATTTAACGCAATAACAAATTCGACATCATGGCTACCAGAAGTATCAAGTACTGCCCATGCCCTTACACGATATTGTCCGCTTTGATTTATAGTTATTGTCCCAGTAGCGATTGTAGGAGTATACAAATTATTTTGCCCTTCAATTCCCTCATCAGTATAGGTTAAATTTTGAGCGACATTTGATATGGTTAAATTGTAATCTGCCGTTGTCCACATTGTTGCCTTGCTGATAGTTACTTGACGGAGGTAATTACCCATCATGGCATCCAACATTTGATTCATGGAGTAATTGTATTCCTGCATCGGTTGAGCATCAGTAACTAACACCCCTCCAAATATCTGTGCATTGGTAATCCCTAGCGACAATGGTATTCCATCGATATATGTTTTACCCTCAGCATTTAAAACTGGATATCCGATTGTTGGTCTCCTGCCAGTAACTCCAGTAACCGCTATCTTATTGACTTTGGGATAAGTAATCAATTCCAGTTTGGCTTCCTCAGTTAAAATATCGTAGTCGATTTTCTGTATTTTGTAATAGTTTCCAGAGATAACTATGCTGTCATTCAATGACATATTAATCCATTCGCCAACTGGTACATATCCCGAACAAATAACCACTCGGCTTCGAGTAGAATAAAGCCTAGATACAAATTCGTTCCAAAAATTCATGTAGATAGTTTGCGTTGGCATATCCCCAACGGCACTAGCCTCTAATCCAAATGAGCAAGTAACCGAACTAGCACCAGTTGTAGGCGTATTTGTATATGGCATACTAACTGGCTGATAGGTTTTAGTAGTTCCAGCCCATCGATAAGGATGAGTAACGACCTTGTAATCTTGAAAATAGAATAACAATAAATCTTGTTGCACTCCTTTCCCGTCATTATTAAGGATGACTGGCATATCGATATCAGTTTCGCTCATTTTAATACCAATTTGATTTACCATGTTCATCCGTTGAGGCGGGAATACATTAAATAGAGTTTCTATTTTCATTTCAGCCGATGCAAAGTCAACATCTGGTCTAAAGGTTATTGACCCATATTCCCTACTATAAGTATTTTTAAAGAACAGATCGCTTTGAGATTCCCCACTTTTATGTTTCATGGAAATGGAACTAGGGATATCCATTTTCTTATGTGTCATTTTGGTAAAATCAATATAAGTTGTATAGTCCTTATTGGCACCTGCGTTATACCAATCCTCGATGTTATGAATTGCAAATCCATTTTGCCCATTTGGTAGGATAACCGCATTGAATGTTTGCAGTACTGAATTAATAAAATCAGTTACCTTAATCTTAGGCATCGCCTCAGCCATAACTACTGCTGGTTTAACATTGTATGGGCTATATGTACACCTTATCTCTCCAGATATCTGTGATGTTTTAAAGGCATTGTATACGATTTTAAATTTATCTCCCTTCGTGGCTTTGCGAACATAGATAGTCCACACATTTAATCCAGCATCATTGCCACTTAGTGAATCTAAAAATATCCCATTCAGCAACGCATTGTATTGATTTACAACTAATGGTAGAGCCGATGTTTGAGTTATGTCAATTTGAAAAGCATAGTCACCATTGATAGGCATCGTATACTCGAATGTTCCTGCGTTCCACGATCCAGATGGGTTACTGATAACATTAACACCCAATGGCAATGTTGACCATGTAGATTTTGTAGTTGTATAAGGATTGATAGTAACTGGAGTTATATTCTCAGCATCAAATAATCCATATTGTAATGCGGTGTAATCCAGCAAAGGACCAGCGTTTCCCATTGGAGTTACATAGAGATTTGTAAATTCCCCTCTACTAAATAGAGTTCCACTCATGCTATACCCCACTTGATTAAACACATGTTCAACCATGTTTTTCAATCGAATACTAGGTCGCAAATCCAAATATGTAATACCATCACCAAAATAAATATTGTTATTGATGGCGTATTTACTATACACCCAGCCTTGATTGTAATCCTTAATATCCCATATTACTTTTCCTGCAAACAATCCACCAGTCCATGATGCCTCCGCAGTTGCATTGTCAATCGTATGGTCATAGGCACTCCAATCGATTTCATCTAAGGTTTTTTCGCCCCATGTCGATGTTAGGTTTTTTACTTGACCATAGAAAACAACGGAATATGATTGCGGTAAACCATTACTAAAATCTACGCTAAGCATTTCAAGGCTACCATAAAAAACTGGCATCCCATAAATTTCAATCGATGCTGGTAACCGCAAATTTGGGTTCCATGTTGGGAACTCTATATTCTCGGAAAAGTAATTGGCAAAAATGCCATTATTGATATCTGTTGCTGGTATCTGAAACGATTGCGTGTAATCAGTAAATATGGTTTCAATACGAGAAAAATCCTTTACTTGTCTAGTTAGGTTTATGCTCTCGTCTTGGAATAAATCGGCTGGTACCATCTCATTGAATGTGCCACCCAATGCTTGTAATTTTGCCGTAACACATTCTTGTGCTTCAATGAATCCATTGTTAGTCCTAGCAACATAGGATGTCATGATAGGAGTAATAGTATCGGTTGTACTATTGCTGATTAATAGGGCAAATCTCATCGTACAATCTTGTTAATATAGGGCTGAGAATATTCGAGATTTAAGGTATACTGAATCAGTTTCGCATTGGTTACTCGCTTACGCTCCATATTCATGTCGGTGCAATTTACTCCGTAATAGATTCCATCATAAGCAAAAGTTATCGCCTCACTCATCATAAGTTGCCCCATATAAGTTACATAACTTTCTGGAATCCAGTTGGTGCTGATGACCATGTTCTCTTTGCTCTGGATATTGAATTGTCTGGTTTGCCTCATGCCGACTGCCCATGCCGATGTCAAATCTGAATTGGTAAACAAGGCGGTTTGATAGTCCTCCCTATTGACTGCCCACGATGGCTGATAAACTCCGTTGAATGTCATGCCTTCATAAACTCCAAATCTATTAAGGAATAAAACCGAATACGCTCCGTATCGAGTAGCACAATCGAATATGACTGGTATGGTTTGAGTTCCGCCTCCAGATAGATTGAAAACAATGTTGCAATTTGTACCCCATAACCCTGCCGTTGTCAATGCAGTTTTGATTTCAAATCCTTGAATTTGCTGAGTGCTTAGCGTTCCAGCCGTTGGAGTAATTGTCGTAGCCCCAATAGTTACGCTAGAAACTCCGCTCTGATTGTACCATAGGTAATCGATTGTCGTCTCTGGGGTAAGCAAAATCTGGGTTCTATCTGTATAGACATTCTGTGCAAAGGCACTATTGATTCCATCCTTAGTAAAAGAATATCCCCTTGTGGCGAGGATGCGATTGCTACTTACTGCTACGCTTACTGGAGTAGTGCCTCCAGCCGTATTGAATCCAGATACTTTTATTTGTACCCAATACGCCCCTAAATCAATCAAAGGAGTTAACGCCCCAAATACTAAATAATTCGTTTTGACATATTGCGTAACTAATCGGCTGATATCCATATACGCCCTTCCGTCTGCATAGGCATCTGGTAACTTAGTTAGCGTTGCGATTGGAGTAACTGGAATCGTTGTAGAACCGGTCCATATAAACACCTCAAATTTATAGTAAAATCCTGCCGTTGCTTTTTGCGAGGCATCGTTAACTTGATAAATCAAAGGGCTATTTGCCCCTAGTTTCCCACTCGGTTGCTGAGTATATGTTATTGCCATTATCGTAATCCCTTAGTAATTATGTTCTGTAAATCTTGATTCATTGCCTTGCTTAAAGCACTATTGTATCTGCGTAAAATGTCCTTGCGTTCTGGTGCTACAAAATCGTACCCCTCGATGCCAAAATACTTGATTTTCCTATTCATCAAAAACCCCAAAGTACGCTTGTCCATTTTTTTAAATTGTCCTTTTTCATTTTTTGGCTTAATCCGTTTTTGCTTAATCCAACTATCCATGTTGCGTACTGGAATCCCTTTCCCCTTTTTACGCCCTTCGATTAGGAACTTTGCGTATGATGGCATTGAAACCGAGTAATCCAATGGACCTTTTGAAACAACTTTTGTATTGTTCAATAGATATCCAGATGCAACCATGTTGCTAGTATACGATCCTTTTGTTACTTTCTTAGGTTTCCATCCCGTCTGAGTTTTAGCCCATTTAACACGCAAAGATGTACGCTTCCGCTTTCGCCTCATTGCACTCTGCAACGCCTCCTTAAAAGCGATTGCAATACGCTCTAGTTGAGCGTCTGTCTTGGGTAGATTAACACCAGCCATCAGTTACTATTGGGTTAAGGATTATCAATGTAATTTCCCCAGTATACCCAGTAAGAACCGCATCCAAATCCTCCGCAAACGGAGTTAGTGTGTACGGCTTTTCAATCTGCAAAGTGTTGTACAATGCTTGTTCCATGTACTCCATCTGTTTTACTAGACGGATATAGATTTCCTGCAACACAAAGGCGTAGTTCGCATTTTCGGTATAGCCGTACTCCTCGAATAATTCTGCATTCGTCATGCCTTGAAAATCGTTTGAGTAATGGATATTCTGGTCGGCTACCATAATTGAATAAGTAAGCCTTGCCGTACTAGTATCTACATCGATTCTGGTTAATGTGATATGCAATAAAGGGAAAACCGTAATCGCTTTAAAATCGTATTCGGTCATGCCACCATGTGAATATTGTGCATCCATCCTAGATGCTACTTGTTTCCAATAGTAATTACCAGTTCCTATGTGATTTTTAGTTATGTTCATTTTCGTTTGATTGCTTTCTCTTGGACTTTTTGCCAGTCAATTTTATAACTTGTAAAGATAAGGGCTTGATGTAAAGTAAGTTCCGATATAGGCTCAAGTTTGAGAGGGTCTCCATTACATAAACCGATAAGCCATCCAGACCAGCCCCATTTGTTATTAAATGACTGAAGGCTTGTTTCAAACCCCCATCCCTCCGTTTTTTCGGTGCTTTCTCGTTCTTCTTTGGTTCCAAAAATTTCTGGATATAACTCAATAATTCTGTCCCGATATCGCAAAAAAAAAGATGTGCACCTAACGCAATAGTAACTGGCAT